GCATGCATTGCAGTTTTAACTGTTGTACTCAACATAACTGAACGTGCGTGCTTTGGAAACATCTTGCGAATTACTTTGACTTTGCTTTTATAGTCAAGTGGATTCTTTTTATCATCTTGCGATTGAGATACAAAAATTCTATATGGATTTTTACCAGCCTTTGATGATAGTGCATTAAAGAGTTTTTCATGACCAGTAGTCGGAGGATTCATTCTACCAAAAGTAAAATAAACTGTTTTCTCTTCTTCAACTAAAAAATTCTTAAATGAATTGATCACCGCTTGCCACCTCTTTTCTTGGCAAGTTCAGCTTGGCGTTCTTTTGGAAACATCTTACGAGCAATCATAGCAATTCTCTTTTTAATTGCAGGCTTATCAAGACGTTTTTCAATTTCTTGACGGCGAGCATATGTCAATTCACCTTTAGGTACATCTTTAGTAAGTTTCTTGAACATGGCCATGCGAGCTTTCTTCATCGAACGCTTTTGCAATTTTTCTTTTGAAGCAATACGACGCTTAGCGATCTCACGACCACGCTTAATTTTTGGTTGGATTCTTTTGAACATACGCTTACGAGCTAAGCGTTGTTGAACAGTAAGAGCCTCATCGACTTCTTCTGCTAAATCTTTTGGAGTCACACGATACTTTTGCATCGCAGTGATTTTATCCATGCCTCTTGCAATTGATGCCTTTGCTTTGCGAACACGATCACGTGTATCACCGATGGAATCAAAGAAACCTTCGTGTTGAGTGGACTCGCATGCAGAACGCTTTCTACGATAGGCACGGTAATTAGTAAGCTCGTCCTCACCTGGACGATATTCTACCGTATACATGTCTTGAAAGCTAAGTAGTTTAGCCATATCTTCCTCTGGTTTTCCCATCTAATATATTATGAGCGACGTGGCGTTTGCCAGCCTTTCAAAATTTCCGGGCTAAAGTTGGCGTATGAAAATTCCATACGATCAACAATCTTAACCGCATCACCACCAAGGGTGTCGATAGCTACGAAGCCTTCAGACCCTGTGGTTTGATAACCGTTCTTTGTATGTTTTAGAAATGTTTTAATTTTATTAAAACGGTCTAATATATTTATCAGTTTTAGTTTCGCCAGAATGATAACTTTTTGCAAATCGAACATCTTTTTTAGTGATGCTTTATTTGCTGGCGAGAAAAACTGCAAGAGATCATCTAAAGCTTTTCTTTGAGTTGCTTTACCTTTTTCAGTAGTTCTCTTGTCTATTTCTTTTTGGTATTTATTTTTGATCCAGGCGATGAGTTTTCTCGTGTGCGCTGCAGTGTCATTAACAACTGTGCCTGCTCGTACGTAGGAGTTGTTAAATTGCTCAATATGTTTTGCAAGCTGCTGATTAGATTCGAGCTGTCTAAGTGTTGAACCTGAGATTTGGTTAAACAGCTTCCCGGCTTGTGTAAGATATTCATTGACTTCCTCCGTGTCCTTTTTGGACATCGTGTAATTCGTCATGTCTCTTAACATAGCGTCTTGTGACCATACATCCTTGGTCTTTTTAAATTTATTTACATCAACTCCATAAGACGCTTTCATAGATTCAAACGAATTACCGGTATAAGTTGTGTGCCAAACAATTCCTATTTTTGCTTGTTTAATTTGCTTCGCCATTTCCGTATTTGACGGTACCGCATAGACAATCGTGTTAGGATGGAAAGTAATATAGGATGATCCTTTGATTTTCTGAGTTTTAAGATCAGTGCTTGAGAAAAGAAAATCACCTTGAACCACACCTCGTATCCCAAGAGACGGCAAGTGAGCAAGAGCCTGTTTAAGTTTAATCGCAAGGTCGCCACTAGTGTCTGCATCAATATCTTCATCTGTCTTATAAACCTTTGGACTCTTGTTAAAGATCCCTTTCTTTGCTACAAAAAATTTGCCATCACGAGGATCGGTACCAGCAAAAATAGCAGGAGCTCCATCCCATTTAACAGATACTTTCCCATCGTGTTCTCCAGCAAATGTATCACGTAATGCTCTTAAAGCGAGTATCGCTTCCCTAGTTCCATCGACTCCACCATAGAGAACCTTGTCCTCAATATGAGTCATGTGTGTATTCTTTTGTTCTGTGATAAATTCTTTAAAGCTCATTTTTTCACCAATATTAAATCAAAGTTTGCTGTGGCCCTTGAGTTACTTAAACTAACTTCATCTATTCTAAAATCAATGTCAGTTTTTTGTTCAAATTTTAGTGGAATTCCAAATTTGTATGAGTATAGACCTCTAGCTTCTGCCATGTGGGCAATACGAAAAACACCATTAAAAGGCCGTTGTTTTACACTTAATTGAGCATCCCGAAAAGCATTTACAGTAAGATCTAAATTTAACATAAATCCTGTGTAATTTTTTGGTATCGTATAAATGGCCATAAGAGTCTGACCACGGCCAGCATCAATTTGCATTACATTAGTACCACCACGAGTAAATGTGATGGTGCCAATATTTGTATTGCCTGCGGTCACGAAAGCACGAAACACTCGCTTAAATGTTTGTGTGCCTGTTCTAGTGCTGGTGCCGTTGGTGATGAATATTTCAGTGACCAGGTTATAGTTTTCGTCCAACCCTTCTACAAATACACGATGGGCACCTGTGCCTTCTACACCGCCACCCTTATCCTCATCGTCTTCTGTACTGGTGCTTGTTAAAACAAGAACACCTGCCGTGTCAAATGCGTCCCAAGGATATAAACCGCCACCTGTCCATATGGATTCTGGATCACTACCTGTGTCAATATCAAAGTTAGCACCAAACTTATGAATATGTGACACATTCTTTGCATGGCCCATGGCAATGCTGAGGTAATCATCTTCAATATATTTTGAACCTGAATATGCCATTATACGTCCTTAGCAAATTTTTTAAACTCTTTTGTAAGAGTTCCAGTAACAGACGGCTGGCTAGACCAACTTGATGATCCTTTATAACGAATTGAAATATCAACTACATCCATTTTACCGACTGAAAGAATCATCTTTAATACTGCTGCTGTTGCACCGCGCTGACCTGGTTGAATTGATGTAGGATCAAGTCGAATATGTGGAGCTCCTTGACCTAAAAGCGTATGCATTTTTTCAGCAATAGTGTCTATTGTTAATACCTCACCTACTGATACAACAGGTCCTTTTTTTGGACCATAATCACCAATACCAGTAACAAGGGCAAAATCAAAATTATGGTTTTGTAAATCTTTTAAGTCTAACTTAAATATTAATTGCATAACAGTAGATGCAACTGCTTCGGCGTCTTTATCAAAGATGTCTGCAATTTTCGCAAAAATACTTCCTTTACCTCTTAGCTGTTCACCCATCCAATCATTTGGAAGCGTCGGTACAATCTTTTTCCATCCAGTTCCAACCTTTGCTCTTTGATACTGCTGCTTACTAATAAGTCCTTCTTTATTTGCATTTTCAATAACGCCTTTCATAAATCCTGCAACAGCTGCTTCATAATCTTTTGCTAACTTAGGATTACTTAAAAGATTTGAAATCGATTTATTAAGTATCGTTGGATCTGCAGTAGTAGGTCTATCTTTCTTTTTCAAAGAAATGCCATAAAACTTTTTACCTCTTCTTAATATAATATCAGAAGAGTTATAGTCTTTCATTCCATAAGCATTAATTTTAAATTGAGCAACATCGCGATGCCATTTACGTCCAGTGATATATGCTTCATCAGCTTTACCACCAATAAATTTTTGAATTGCTTTTGCTGCTGAAATTGCTTGGCAAAAATTTGAGTACTCAGAATCAAATGCATTTAATTCTTTTTGAGAATAATCATTGACCTTTTGTTTAACAACTGATTTTGCATTTTCAATAAATGCATCGAGATCAACAATATCTTTTGGTTCTTTAATGTTTGGAATACATGCGATTGCAGCAGACATTAGCTCATTTGGATCAGTACGACTACGTTTTCCATCTGGCTTTGTCTGAATATAAATCGATTTATCAATACCATCAAATTTAAAATGAATATCTTTAGATGCTCGAGAACTGGTAATTTCAATAGGTGTATAACCAGAAGCTGTTTTTAACCAATCATTTGCAGCAGTAACATACTTAACTCTTTCTTTATCAGGCATGATTTGTGTTAAAGTAATTCTATTACCTGTTTCACTAACATATGACGTATCCGCAACTTTACTGCCAGATAATGCACTAGCAATTGCAGCTGCGGCCGATAAAGCCTGAGTGTTTTCCACAAGAAATCCTTTAAACCTGAGCATAAAAATAGTACCACAATAAAAGTATTATGGTACTATTTATACGTTTTTAACGTTCGTAGATGTAAACGTCAACCTCAGAAGCATTCTCGAGACCACCGACAATGTTGCCGAAATAGTCATAAGAGACAGGATTAGGACTATTCATCCACTCATAATGTGGATGATTCATAATCATTTTTTTGAAAGGACGACGGCCGCGGAGGACCATACGATAGCGAAGGTCTGAACCAACTTCTTTTTCATCAGCGTTCATACCTTTTACGCGAAGACGGATTGACTCAATATCACCGTCAAAGTTTTTGTCAAGAGTCTTGAAAGTTCCGATATAGCTTTCTGATACACGATTCATAATATATTCTCCTCAATTTGTAGGTCCATTATACTATATTAGAAAAAGTTGTACACTATACTTTAGCACAGAGTGGAGGGGCTTACGCCGCCTCCGCAAACTCAATGGCAGTTTCCAAAGCGTTTTTCTTACGCGTTTGATTTCCGCCGAACCATGACGAATACAGACGATTATCTGCATTACGACCTTGAACGTGATCAGTAACAAACGTCACTGAGTTGTATGCCTGCCACCATGAACCTTCAGCAAATTCAGCACCTGGCTGAGTCTCAAGAACATTGAGACATTCCTTTGCATTCCGTGACAATGTATCCACCGACAATTTCTTGTCTTGTACTCGCTTGTCAGATGTACGAGGATAAACCGTGTTGTAGTATTCAATCAACTTATCCATTGAGAAACGCTTCGAACCAAGGTACTCAGCCATCTCACGGTATGTTGCAAGCTTTTCAGATGCAATGCCAAGAGCTTCCTTGACTTCACCTGGATTGAACTCAACACGGTGACCAACTTTCACTTGACGTTCCGCTTGCATGCTCAGTGAAAGAGACAATGTGTTATTACAAACCACACGAATTGGTGTGAATCGAACATCGATTGACTTGCCGTATTGGTGTGGGTTAGAGAAAAGCAGATACGATTCAACCGTATCGCCACCAAACAGATCAAACGAATCCTTGACTTTTGCCAAAGCCCATACCATTTGACCATCTTTCAGAGATCCAGCAGTGTGCATCTCCATGTCACCAGCAAAGACGTACTCGCTGAAGAATTCGAAAGCTTGCTCGTTCTGGACTGGATTCCAGTCTTTACCTACGTTGGTCAGTACACGACCGTCAGTAGAACGAACGAGAGCTTTCTGGCCAGTAGAGATGCGTTCGCCGTTGAAGTCGACGAAAGATTCACATTCCTGAACTGTCCAATCAACGCCAGCTTTTTCCATCATCTGGACTGGTGTCAAATCATTTGAAACTGATACGCCAAGACCATGCCAAGGAGTTTCACCAGCGTACGCCATTGTTTCAACTTGATGTGCCATAATATATTCTCCACTATGTTTTTTGTTTCGATGTGGATATTATACAGCAGCTGGACAGGAATGTACACACTTTTTTTCATTTAATTTCAATATAAATAGTAATAACTTACATGCATTTCTTAAAATAATCCGTATTGGAGAAGAAGATGGCCGTAAAAATTGAACTTACAAAAACTTTCAGCGGTAAAGCTGAATCAAAAAATACTAACGATGATCCTGGGTTTAACGCAGACTTTCAGAACATGGTCAATGATGGCGATATCATTTCTTTTGAAATAAATGATATTGATGACACCACCAGAAGAGAAGTTATGATTTTTAAGGACGTTTTAGCGTATGAAAAATTCAAAACGTTGTTTTCAGAAGGTAACACTAATCTAGAAAGCCTAGTTGTTAACTCTATAGATAGAGAGTATCAGGTTTAAGAAAATTGCTAGTAACATACTGATTGCATCCAGGTCCACCCTCACATACCATAATTTTTTGATTTTGTGTAGACCAAACTTGA